AGTAGGTGCGCTTAACTCTGGTTCTATTACAAGTGGCTTTGGTACTATTGATACTGGTTCATCTGCTATTACAACTACAGGAACAATAAACTTTGGTAGTTTAGCAGATGGAAGTATTACAGTAACAGGGTTTGTAGATGAAGATAATATGTCATCTGATAGTGCTACACTTATTCCTACTCAACAGTCTGTTAAAGCATATGTAGCTACTATTGCAGGTCAGTCTAATAATATAGTTGGACTAAGTGCATCTGCAGATGAGTTAAATATCTTAGACGATGCTACAGTTACTACAGCAGAATTAAATATACTAGATGGTAGTGCAACAACACAAGCTACAGTTACACTAGCTGCAACAGACGGTGTTGTAATTAGTGATGCTGATGTAATGAAACAGTGTCTTGTTAGTGACTTTGACACTTTTATGGCAAGTACAACTAAAACACTTACAAACAAGACTTTGACAAGTCCTACACTTAATGGTACAATAGTAGTAAGTGACGGTTCAAATGATTTTAACATTGCCTCACATGACGGTAGCAATGGACTTAAACTTGGTGGTACACTTGTCACTGCATCTGCTCAGGAACTAAATATAATAGATGGTGGTACTTCTGCTACATCAACTACAGTGGCAGATGCAGACCGTGTTGTTATGAATGATAATGGCACTATGGTTCAAGTAGCTGTAACAGACCTTGCTGCATACTTTGACGATGAAATAACTGCAATGCCTAACCTTGTAACTACAGGAGCATTAAATTCAGGTAGCATAACATCTGGCTTTGGGGCTATTGATACTGGTTCATCTGCTATTACAACTACAGGTCTTATTTCTGGTGGTTCATTAGCCATTGGTGGTGCTAATGTAACAAGTACTGCTGCTGAATTAAATTACCTAGACATTACTACCTTGGGAACCTCTCAGGCTAGTAAAGCAGTCACAGCAGATGCTAATGGCGTTGTGACGTTTGACAATGGTATTATTGAAGAAAGCACAACGATTACGTCTTCTTCTAATGCCGCTACATTAAACTTGCGTGATGGTACAAATTTTCTTCACGATTTAACGGAGAACGTTACTTATACATTTAGCAACCCCGCAGCGTCAGGGAAGGTTTCATCTTTCACGCTTAAAGTCATCCAAGACAGCACCGCAAGAGCAATTACTTGGCCCTCATCGGTAGATTGGGCGGCTGCTACTGCACCGACAATAACCACAACAAACAACGGTGTGGATATTTTTGTGTTCTTTACGAACGATGGGGGAACCACCTACTATGGGTTTACCGCTGGACAGGCAATGGCATGAGTTCTACTGCAAAAAAACTTATATCGGCTTCTGGTGGCGGTGGTGCTGGGCTAAACGTAGAAGAAGTATTCAGTACCTTTGTGTATGATGGAGACGGCTCTACACAAACCATCACAAATAACATTGACCTTTCTGGCGAAGGTGGTTTGGTTTGGATTAAAGAACGTGGTAGCAACCAACATGTTTTAGTTGATACAGAACGAGGTGCCCAAAATACATTAGACAGTTCAGAAGATGATGCACAGGTTTCTAATAATGATACTGTGCAGAGCTTTAATTCAAGCGGATTTGAACTTGGAGATGACAATTTTGTAAATAAAAATAACGAAGAATTTTGCTCTTGGACGTTTCGCAAAGCCCCCAAGTTTTTTGATATTGTAACTTGGACGGGCAACGGTGTACATGGACGTACCATAAGCCATAACCTAAATAGTGTTCCGGGAAGTATTTTCATAAAGCAAACAACAAATAATGGCGATTGGCGTGTGTACCATAAGGACTCATATTCTGTCTCGGCAAATCAAAATGACCCTCAAAATTACTTTCTAAGATTAGCTTCAAATACTGATGTGTCATCAAGTGAAGATTGGATGAATCATACAGCACCTACATCAACTGCATTTACTGTTGGCAACGGTAGCGAACAGAACGCATCAAGCAATTCTTACGTTGCTTACCTATTCGCCCACAACGATGGTGACGGAGACTTTGGGCCGGATGCAGATCAAGATATTATCAAATGCGGATATTACAATGGCAATGGATCAACTGATGGCCCAACTGTTGATTTAGGTTTTGAGCCTCAGTATTTACTAATTAAGTGTATTTCAAATGCATCTTCAAATTGGTACATTTTTGATAATATGAGGGGCCTCATGGCATCTGCAACTTCTAGTGGGGATATGCAGGACACTCGGACACATGCACTTTTTGCAAATGCTATAACTCAGGAGGACGAAGACAATTTCCTTGGAATTACAAGCACAGGATTTAAACTTAACGAAAGTGTTTCCAGCATAAATGGGAACAACCGAAAGTTTATTTACATTGCAATTCGCCGTGGCCTTATGGGGGAGCCTCAAAGTGGAACGGATGTGTTTGATATTGGTCTTGCAAGTGAAACAGGTAGTACGCTTCCAACTTATGTTAGTGGTTTTCCTGTGGACATGGCTATGAGACGTACTCGTGATTCATCAAACAACATGCAGATAGGCGCTCGTCTGATGCAAAGTAACTTTCTGGAGACAGATACATCCGACAGAGAAGCATCAACATACAATTCTGGTACTCGTTTTAAGTTTGACTACATGAATGGATTCTACAATCATGATACTGGTCATACCAAAAATTGGGCTGCTATGTGGAGACGTGCGCCCGGATTTTTTGATGTAGTTCCTTATGTTGGAACAGGTTCAGCTAGAACGATAGCTCACAATCTTGGTGTTGCGCCTGAGATGATGTGGGTTAAGAGTAGGAGTGGAGGGGGTAATAGCTATGTTTGGCAGTGTTATTTATCAAGCATTTTTCCAAAATATGCTGTCCTTAATGAAACATATATAAACTCAAATAGCTCGGCATATTTTAATAATACGGCACCGACTGCAACACATTTCTCAATAGGAACGGATAACTCAGTAAATCGCAGTAATTATCTTAATGTAGCCTACTTGTTTGGTTCACTGGCAGGTATATCAAAATTAGGCACAGTAGTACATTCGGGAAGTTCAACAGATGTTGATTGCGGGTTCTCATCAGGTGCTAGGTTTGTCTTGCTTAAAGGGGCCGTTGCAGACACAGATTGGTTTGTTTGGGACTCAGTAAGTGGGATTGTGAGTGGGAACGACCCATACATAAGACTTAATACTAATGCAGTCGAAGTAACGAACACAGACATCATTGATCCTCTATCGTCAGGCTTTACAATAACAGATGATCTAGCTGATAATACTTGGTTTTTTTACGCAATCGCATAACAAGGATAGTACAACATGTATGCTAAAATTAAAGGTGACACGGTAGTAAAGTTTCCCTACACATTTAACGATTTACGAAAGGATAATCCTAACGTATCGTTTCCAACAAAACTCACAGCAGAAACTATGGCAGCGTTTGGTATGGTAGGGGTTTTACAGGGCGCTATACCCTCTACCTCTGCATATCAAACTGTGCAGCGTGAGGCCCTACCAATACGTCCAATAATAAAGGGCGCTAAAGCTGACTACTGGATGATTCATTACAAATCCGTTGACATGTTTGCGGACACAACTGAGGACGGAGTGACAACGACCAAAGCGGAGCATGAGACAGCATATCAGAAAACACTTGATGATGAGACGGCTAAAAAGCAACGCTCTAAACGTAATTTATTACTCTCTGATTCTGATTGGACACAGGTGGCAGATGCCCCTGTAACAGCTTCGACATGGGCTACCTACAGGAAAGCTCTACGTGATCTTCCGAGTCATGCCAACTGGCCTAATCTAAAAGACGCTGATTGGCCTACGAAGCCTTAATGTAATGGATATTAACTGGACAGTAGTAACAATAGTTGGTGCTTTATTAGCTCAAGGTGCAGCTATTGTCTGGTCAGTATCCAGCATGGTATCAGACATTAAGTACAACAAGGCTACTATAGCAGAAGTACGTACAGAAAATGCTAGATTAGCCAATGATATTCATGAGAATGACGTAATGATTGCACGTATTGATGCAAATGTAGAAGCAATTAAGGAAGCATTAAATGTGGTTACAACTAATCACGCAAAGAGATAGTTAAATGATTGACCCCGTTACAGCTTTTGCTGCAGCTAATGCAGCCTTTAAAGGGGTCAAGATGCTAGTAGGTGCTGGTAGAGAGATACAGGATGTATCACAGCAACTAGGTAAGTGGTACGG